CAATCAGCAGATCGGGGCGGGTGTGGGCAGCGGGGTGATGATGTGGACGTTCGCGGCCGGTGACGAGTTCTTCTACGAGATCGAAGGCACTGCCGGGTACGTCACGAACGACATCGGCATGATGTTCACCGACATGCGGAGGACCGTATGACCGCACTCGATTTCCCCCTCAACCCGTCCGTCGGTCAGGCGTTCGGCCGCTGGCAATGGGACGGCGTCAAGTGGGTCAGCGTCGGCGCTGGCTCCGGTGGCGTCCCCGCCGCACCCGCTGCCCTGTTTGCCTGGTCGAACTGGGGCAACATGCCGACCGGCCAGTGGCTCACTCAGAATGTGTGGAACCTCGTACTGAACGAAGGCGACTGGACGGCGAACCAGAACGGCGACGGCTTCGTGGTCCCCGAGGCGGGGCTGTACCTCGTGGTGCTCGGACTGGGCACCGACGCCGCCGATGTGTCACGGGTCATCCTGTCGATCGAAGGGGCGAACTCGACGGGCTGGTTGCAAGAGACGTCGGCGCAGCGAGCCAGTGCCTCTCGGGTCGTGAGGCTCGCTGCCGGGGGTGAGGTCAGGCCGTTCTACTACAACCGAGGCCCAGCGATTACCGGGGGCTTCACGCTGTCGGTCGTGAAGATTCCCGAGGGCGGTCTGCCCGGCCCGCAGGGGCCTCCCGGCGACTCGCTGCTGTCGATCACGTCGGAGAAGCAGGAGAACCTCAACACGTTCATGGACGGGCAGAGCGACATCAACCTCAGTGACACGGCGGTCTATCCGTTCCCGACCGTCGCCGAGATTTCGGTGTCGGGCCTCTACATGAAGCCCGACCGTGACGTACCGGTTCACGCATCCATCTGGACGATGACGCACCTGGCACTCGACAACCCTGCGAACGGGGCGAACCTGACCTTCGCCCGGCCGGTCCAGTCGGGCGGGGCGAATTGGGTGGCGCTCGGCGACATGACGGCTTCGATGCCAGTCCCCGCCAACACGGCGGCGGAGTGGGTGGTTCGTCTTGTCGGCGTGCCGGGTGGGGCCACGGCGTTCGGCTACTCGTTCCTCGTCACCCATCGCCGCTACAAGAACGGGACGGCATGATAGGCTTGGACCGTGCTTTTGCTGCAAAAAATGCCTATATATAGGAGGCTTAAATGAACTATAGCGATATGGCTGCTTTTGTACGGGCACAAGCCGATACCGATATCGAAGACGCCCCCGACGCCACCCTCAGGGTGTATGCGTCGGCAGCCTACAAGGACATTAAACGCCGGGTGTTTCCGTGGCCCGACAAGAAAGCTGTTTACCAGTTCACGACCGTCCCTGGGATGGCCTTTTACGCATACACAAGTATGGCTGCACCTGACCTGGAGTATGTGATTTCTGTCATGTCTCCTGATGGTTTGTTGGGCTATATTTCTCCGGAGCAATATCAGGAGCATGCGTCGGACAATCAGTCTGGTAGCCCGGCTTTTTTTGTGGCTGATGTTTCGGGGTTGTGGTTGTTCCCAACCCCGAACAGTGAGCAGACTGTGAAGGTGACTGCTTACCGTCAGTTTGCGGATTGGCCTTTGTCGAATGCTGATGAACCGGATTTGGGCCGTGGGTTCGATGAGGTTATCTGCTGGTACATGTTGAGCAAGTATTATTCTGCTCAGGAAGATTTGGAGTTGGCTGAAACCTATATGCGGGAGTACGAGGTCACGGTTGCCCATCAGATTGAGGGCGCTTTGCGGACCAGTGCGATTACGGCTGGTCCACGCATTTTCGGTAATCAGTCTGTCAATGCCGTCCAAGGCCCTGAGCGTGTTTCAAGGATTGTTGTCTGATGGCTGCTTCTCGTGAAGTTGCGTTCCTGAATTCGTTTAATGGCGGCCTGTTTTTGGCGTCGCAAACGTCTGATTTGGGGCAAGAGTTTTCGCCTTCGTTGTTGAATGTTGATGTCGGCATCAAGGGCGGGTTTGTGTTGCGTGGAGGATTCCATGCACTCGATCAGGATCCGGCTGCCGAGAACGCCAGGTTTATCTGCCCGTTTTATGCTGGGACTGATTCGATGATGATTCAGTCGAACCAGGGGAACCTTGTGTCGTGGGATGGTGTGTGGCCTGCCACCGATTCGGGGGTGTTGACGGAGGACAACTTGCAGCGGGTTGACGGCCAGACGTTCCACACGGAACTGTCTGGCGTCGTCTATGACCGGGCCTATTTCGCTAACTGCTGGTTGGGTGGTACGTTGGTGAGCCGATACTTTGACGGTTCGACTATCGGTGTGCTTTCTCAGGTGTGGAATAACGACTATTTGGCTCCGTCGATGGGGTCGATGCCGTTGGCCCGGTACAACACTTCTCATAACGGCTATTTTTTTGTGGCTGACACGTTGGAGAACGGGATCCGGTTCCCGCATCGGGTCCGGTTCTCGCACCAAAATTTTCCGGAGTCGTGGGCGGAGGACGACTTTTTTGATGTTGACCCGTCCGATGACGGCGATCCGGTCACTGGCCTATACCAGTTTAAGGATATGCTGGTCATTTTCAAACGGTCCAGTGTGTGGGCTTTGTACGGCCCTAACAGGGATTCGTTCATTTTGGAACGAATCACGGATGCGAGCGGAATTTCTCGGCTTGGGGCTGCTGACGCTAACAGTAGTGTTTTGTACTGGTTTTCTACTGATGGCCGTTTGATGGGGTTTGATGGTACGGGGGTGACGTATTTGTCGGCTCCGTTGCAGTGGTGGTCTGATCTGGGCTACATTCAGCATGGCGGTTCGCATCGTGTCCGATGGATGGATGGCCGCCTGTGGATCAATGTGGAGTGTGGTCCGGCTGCCGGTCCTGAGCGGGCCACATTTGTTTGGGATGCTACGGTTAAGGCGTACACCCGGTATGATAAAGAGATCCGGGACATGATTGAGTGGGTGAAGATTGGGAAGGAATCTGATCCGTTGTTTCTTTTCCGAAACAATCCTGGCGTGTACCGGTATGATCGGACCTACAGTACGGATACGGATGCTGCTGGAGCTATCCAGCGCATCAACGGGTTTTATCGCACTTCTTGGTTTACTGCCGGGGAGACAGCTACTCGTAAGCGTTGGAAGCGCCCTCAGATCACTTCGGCCGCTGATGCTGATGCTACGTTGACGGTCCGCATTTTCCATGATTTCAATGAGAATGCGACGAAACGCAAGTATCTGATTAATTTGGTTGCTCCGGAGGGGGCAACTTTGTGGGGGCCGTTTGTGCCGTTTGCTGGTTGGAAGGCTGGCCCGCTGTCTGAGGCTCCACCGGAACCGGATCAGGCTGCTTCTGGCAATATGATTTGGGGCCAGTCGAACTGGTATTATCGGGACGCCGACTATTACGGTTTTGACCGTTTGGGGTCTGCTGGTTCATCTCGTGCTGTCCAATACGAGTTTAGTTCAGATGACAATCTTGGCCGGTGGTGGATTGATTCTATCGCTCAGCCATACCGCAGGAAGGCCATTAAGTGATGGAAACATACAATCATCCTATCGAAAGGGAGCCCAGTGCTCCGAAGGGATCTGGGCGACTTCAGGCTGTTGCCGACTGGTTCCGTAGAGCTTACAGAGTTGTGGCAGATTTTGTCCGCTTCTGGAAGCGTAAGGAGGTTAAGTGATGGCTGTTCCTAATTTGATTCAGTTCGTCAATGGTACTGCTGCGGACGCAGATCAGGTTAACCAAAACTTTGATACAGTCAAGGACTATATTGATGCCGAGGTTTTCCTGTTGGACGGCTCCAAGTCTATGAGCGGGGATTTGGATGTTGGTGGCGGCAAACTGCTCAGGGTTGCCGCCCCGACCGCTAACACGGATGGGGCCAACAAGCAGTATGCCGATTCGGTGATTGATGTCGGTATCGTGCAGATGTTTGCTGGGCCGACTACGAAGGTTCCACCGAAATGGCTTCCGTGTGATGGCCGGGCCGTGAACCGTATCTCATATTCGGCCCTGTATAATGTGATCGGTGACGCTTATGGTGCAGGTGATGGGGCGACGACGTTCAATTTGCCGAACTTTAATGGGGCGAATGTTCCTGGTTCGGTGAACCCTGATGGCGTGACCCGCATCCCGTATCCTGCTGCTCCGGGTGCTCGGGGCGGGTCAAATGATGCGGTTGTGGTGTCTCACAACCACACCCAGAATGAACATAATCATGGCTGGTCCGGGACGGCCGCCACTATTGGTGGCGGCGGCCACGAGCATGTGCTTGTCAATACTTGGCACTGGGTTGATGGGGCGTCAGAGCTGTCTTTCATCCCAGGCTCAGGGCAGAAAGCCAACAGGGACCAGAACTACGACACTCAAGGTGGGGGCGGCCACTCGCATGCCTACACCCCTGCCGGTGGGAACAGTCCTGCTACGGCCACAAACCAGCCTGCTGGTGTGTCCGGTGCCGGGGCGAATGTGCCTGCCACGTTGGGTTTTGTTTACATGATTCGCACGGGGGTCTGAGATGGCTTACGGTACACCACAGTATGAATATGAACAGGGCAAGTCTGCACTGACTCAGGGCAAAACTGCTCAGGATGCGGCCGCTGCTTACGGCCGCTTCATGGGTCAGGAACGTTTCCGCCGTCAGGGAGATCAGGCCGCTCAAGGGTTCCGTCGCCAGTTCCCTCAGGTTGGACAGCAGTTCGCTCAGCGAGGCCTGTACAACTCTGGGCTACGTCAGGCAGGTCAACGGGACTACACTCAACAGTATCAGCAGGCGATGGCTAACGCCCAGTTCGAACAGGCCGGTCAGGAGCAGCAGTTCCAGATGGATCAAACCTCCAGGGATGCCCAATACCAGTTGGCTCTCCAGGCGTTGTTTGATCGTTTGCAAGCTGGCCGTTTGTCGAGTTACAATCCGTATGCGGGTATCGGTCCGCAGATTGGAGGCCAGTGATGGCACCCCGTACCTCTACTCGGCCTCCTAGTGGGGGTCGTACTCCGTCGAACCCTCGTCCTGGTGGGACGACGGGTTCAACAAACCGGAATAGGAACGCTCCTGCTCCGCCTCCTCGGCCTACGCCTCGGCCCGCTCCCAGGACTCCGGCCCCACCTCCCCCTAGGGCTGGTTCTTGGAATGAGCTGTTGACGGGTCGCCCGGATCGGCAGAACACTCGCCCCCATGTCGGTGTCGAGTCTTTGGCTGAGATGGATCGGTTTGCGGCTGCTAATCCTGGTTCTCCATATCAGGTGTATAATGATGCTGCTTGGGAGATGGGTCAGGCCCGGATGCAGAATCCGAATGCTGACAGTATGACGCCGATGGCTTCAATCCTTGATCTGTTGAATGCCACCGCTAACCTTAATGGTGGTGGTGGCGGCGGAGGTCGTGGTGGAGGTGGCAGTGGTGGTGGTAAGGCCGGGGTTGATCCGGCTGTCCAGGCCGCTTACCAGAATTTGTGGAACAACATGCAGCAGCCTGGCCCTGATCTGTGGGCTGGGGTTGAGGCTAATGCCCGTCAGGCGTATGATCCTACCGCTGTGAATCAGCGTTGGGATCAGACTGGTGGTGCTGTACAGGCCGCTACAGCGGCCGGTACGCAACGTTTGGACTCGATCCTACAGGAATTGCTCCAGCGGGCCGCAGAGAGCCGTACAGGGGTCAATCAGGCCGTCCAGCAGGGTGATGTTGCTCTTCAGGGGTTGCAGAATCAGCAGTTGGCGGCTTCTCAGCAGATGAACCAGGGTTTGAACCAGGGGTTGGGGGCTTTCGGTGCGGGCACTATTGCCCCGTCCGGCACTCAGTCTTTGCAAAATTTGTTTGCTGCTGGCCGTCAAACGAATCAGGCGTTGGGCAATTCGTATGAGGCTATGGCTGCTGATAGGCCGGTCGTGTATGGTGGGCTCAAGTCTGATATTGCTTCTGGCATGACCAGGGATGAGGCTGCTTTGCAGAATGCAATCGCTGTCCAGAGGGCCAACGAGTTGCGTGCGAATTCGACGGCTTTGAATCAGGCGTTGGCTCAGACTGCGATGCAGCGTGCCCAGCAGGAAGCTGCTAGGGCTGAGGCTCGGGATAGGTTGATGATTGAGATGGCACAGTTGGGCATAAGCGTGTGATGATGGTTTGTTCGACTTGCAACGAGGAACTCCCAGCTTCTAAGTTCGGGAAGCTCAAGGATGGCTTGCGGAAGCAGTGCAATGATTGTCGCAGGAATCCTGTTTGGGAGCTTGAGTATCAGGTTAGGAGGTATGGTCTTTCATTGATTGACTATCGCCTCTTGCAATGGGCTCAGGATAACAAGTGTGCTATGTGCCGCAAGTCTGAGTCCGATCTGTCCGGCGGTGGGAAGGTTAAGCGGTTGGCTGTAGACCACGACCACGCCACAGGCGAGGTTCGTGGGTTGCTGTGTGCAAAGTGTAATAGGGCGCTGGGTCTGCTTGATGACGACCCTGCATTGTTGATGAGCGGTGTCGCTTATCTTGGGGGGATTCAGGTATGAGCAACGTATGGTATGACAATACGCAGGGCAATGCTGATGCGATGCAGTACGGGTTGGAGTTGGATCCGGCTGCCGATTCGGACATGTGGAAGGGGTTGGGTTATCGTGAGGATAGCTTGGCCGACATTCTCAAGATTATGGGTATTTATCCGGAGGATCTTTTGGGGTTGCCTCCCGAGCCAACGATGCCTGAGGGTGGCCGATACGAGTCCGATTTTGTGAATCTGTATGGTGGGAACCGGACGATCACGACCGCTGCTAGCCTGATTGAGCAGGGTGTGATGCCTCGTGAGGCTGCCAGGCAGGCTATCGAGGCTACTGGTGTCGAGGGTGATGAGGATGAGGTTGCCGAGTTGGCTTCCCAGTTTGCCACCCAGTTCCAGGAGCAGACTCGTAAGCAGGGCGAGTATGATCGCCAGATGTCTGCATATGAGCAGTATAATAATCCGAGGGTTGTGGGTGAGTCGGCTGCGCCTGGCGACGATTTGATGGCCCAGTATGCTATGCAGCGTGGCCGTAAGGCGATCGGATCCGATCAGGATGTGGTTGATCGGCGTGCCTACAGTAATAGGGCGTTGGGCGGTCCGGCTGCCGGGACGGTTCGTCCTGGTGCCGGTGGGGTTGATGTCCCTCAGTTGATTGGTGGCCGTTTGAGGGCTCCGGTTCAGACTGGTCGTGGTGTGGGTGCTCAGGCTGCTGCTAGCGTGTATGGTCAGGCTGATGACATGTCTAGGCGTGCTCGTGAGTTGATGCGTGAGAAGGAGATGCAGCGGGTGATTCCGGCTGGTCGTGACCAGGCTAATGCTCAGCGTGCCGCTTTGGCATGGCAGCTTTTGGGTGGGGTTCCCGCCCCGACTCGATGAACCTGGAGGTTCGTTAAATGGTGGCCAGCGTCGAAGAGCGCCGTAAGAGGGCGCAGAGTAAGTCTAAGAGTTATGTGACTGGCGGCCCACGGATTGATCCGTTGGCCGCTATTCGTGCTGCTCAGCCTGGGGGTGGTCGAAGTTTCGGAAGCGAAACTTCTGGCAGGCCCCGTATTTCTGATGTGTTTGATGTTGCCGATGTCGATTTGTCTAAGCCGTTGGATGACGAGTCGGATTGGGATCAGGTCAAGGGGCTTTTCGGCGATATAGCGATGCCTGCTTTGGGGTTGTTGAACCAAGTTGGTGCAACCTATAGGGCGATGGCTTCTGAGGTTGGCGATGTTGTTGAGCGGATCCCTGGGAACATCAACGCTATTGAGGCTCCCGTCAATGCTTTGTTTGGTAACTTTGCCCAGTTGCGGAATCCGGATGCCGAGGACGGCACCCAGGATCGGTCGTTTGATATTTCGAATATCATCAATTCGCTTGGCACGGGTGCTGCTCTGGACCCGAGGTATGGCACTCAACAGTTGATGCCGTGGATTGAGCAGATGCCTGGCGGCTGGCAGAAGGCTGCGTTGGGTACGCTTGGTGATGCTGTCACGGATCCGACAACGTATTTGACGGGTGGGTCTGCGGGCGCTGCCCGTGGTGGTGGTAGGGCTGCTGTTGGTCAGGCGA